CGGCCAAGGAACGTAACATAATCCCCAGGGACCTTAATAGCACACTTAAGTACAAAACCAAGATCCTTGGCAGTCTGCTCATAAATATAAGCCGACTGAACGCGTGTAAGACTATCATCACCACCACATATGCCAATTTTATCCCAAGAATCATCAATAGAAAGGCCACTATTACGATGAGTGGAATAAATGTTGAAACCATCAGTAGCAGTATTATCCCCACTGGTAGTTGCACTGCCGCTCTTCATAGAATCAGCGGTATTGTATATAATGCCGTACTCTGTAGTAAACAGGCAATAACTGAGCTCATACCTCAAAGCCCGAATTTCATCATGGTACGCTGGATGAAAAACAGATAACATAAGATTAGTGTTAAGATCAACAACAATGGCAGATTGAGTCCCATCAAACCTACCAAAGTCGCCTTCCCCAAGGACACCGTAAGGATCACTAGCAACAAGAACCACACGGTTAGCAACTTCCTCAGGAGTCAAACCGAACGCATACCAAGATATATAATCCTTCATGTATTGAGCCAACACTTGGGTAAATCTTGATAAACGTACAACATTGCTCGGATTGACAGCACTAATATTACGAGGATCTTTCAGTTCAGAATAAGCTTCGACCTTCTGAAAGGCTTCGTTCTGTCCTCCTCTCTTTTGGAGTGACAAGGCATATTTGTTCTTCTGGGCCGGATTTGCAGCATCAATGACATCATCTACATCAAGGGGGTGAAGTTTACCAGGGGCAAAAGCAGAAAACTTCACGCAAAACTCTTTAAGATAACGATAATATTTGGGAGCGACGGAAAAATCAGGAGGTTTTCGAAGATTCCGAACACGGCCAACATAACAATCAATGTCATTGGATAAACAAGAGGCAGGGACAAAAGCACCATCAATTAAAGGGGGCATATACGCTTGACCTTTTATCTTAGGATCATCATCAAAAACATCTTTGTACTCACGCTTATAAGCGCGTGGGGCCCTATCGGTAAGTTCATAAGCAGGAACAAGAGCCGAAAGGTTAGTGCCCACCAATTTCTTCAAAATCGGAATACAAGCATACATGAGTTGAGTGGTATCACATATACGCTGCACAGAAGCCATTTGCAAAGTTTTTGACGTAGAACAAAGAGCAAGAGCATTAGAAAATTTCTCATTATCCATTTTATATTGAACAAATGTGTCAATATCGCGTAGAACAACAGAAGATCCCAGATGAAGCAACTGAACCCCGCAAGGCAAATTAGGATTAAAACGAAGCAATGGTTTAAGATCAACCAAAATACGCCTCAAGATATTCCCAATAATACCCCCACGGGTAGCTGGAATCAAACAAACAAGAGCTCTATTGTAACCACACGGTTTGACCTCCACATAACAATGGACAAAGCCAAGGCAATCATGGAATGTTACATAATCACGGCGCCAATCCCATATCAAGTGGCTGTAAGGTAACGAGCCAGGAAAAGACATAGTCATTTTGCCATGATTATCAAAGGACATTGTGTAATCGTCATTAGTAATATATAAATCAGACGGGTAGTAAGTGTACATGAGAACACATGTACCCCGACGCAAAAATGTTATAAATTCAGAATCAATGTATTGATCAACATCAATCAATTTAATAACACTCCCATCCTCAATGTGATCATTATGATAGTGTAGACGAAGATCCTTCTCGTCAAACACAAAACGATTTCCACTAATACCATTCCACCTATCCTTAGCAGATCTAGACGGTGAGAAAATATTATAGCCCAAACCAGCAGCAAACTGGTTTGTAAAATTATCAGCCGACGCACGGACCTGTGCGACGGTTGCATGATGGTTATCAGAATTAAGAGGAGCCACAGGAAGCGGCCGCTGCAAAAAACCCTGACGAAGAACAGAATAATCGTGATGCGTAACACACCACGAGAGCATTAGCGACTTAGTCGCAGGGGGCAATATATCAACAATGAACTTAAAAACCAATTTACCGATGACTAATATCACAAAAGATCGTAAGTTAGTCTTAGCCATATCAAATAAACTATATCTGCGTTTATAATAATAATACATAGTAGCAAATTGTAAAAACACAGTACGGATCCCATATTCATCTAAAAACAATATATTTAAAAATAATCCAAGCACACGAGACCCGATAGAACCATTATTTCCATCAGTAAAAGTATCAAGAACACTGTCAGCATAAGCCTTCACCCTGCAATAATAACCAACCATTTGATTGGCCACGCTTCTAGCGTTAACATTTGGAAGATTTTCCTCCATAGCTGCGTAAGAATCAAAACTTTTTGATAATGCGATCCCCGATATATT